CTCAATCAATTTAGGTACGTTTTCTGACAAGTTAAATGCCGTAGCAATTTCTTGTCCAAGTTCAGCAAAAGCTATGTTTAAATTGTCTTGTAAAGTGGAAAACATGCCGCCTAAAGTTTGACTTAAAACGTCCATACCTTTATGAAACTTACCACCCTCTGATGTAGCTTTTTTAAATGCCGCTTGTAAAACGTCAAAAGTTATTTTACCATCAGTAGCTAACTGTCTAACTTCACTGGCGCTTTTACCTGTAACATCAGCTAATAAATCGTACATTGGTACGCCGTTATTAATAAACTGTAAAATATCTCTAGTCATTACACGGCCCTCAGCAGCAGATTGACCGAAAGCAACTGCGATTCTTTGTAAATCACCGCCTGCTACTGCCGCAATATCACCTAACTGTTGTAAAGATCCGTATGCTTCATCAGCACTTAAACCAAAACCCATCATTGTATTATTCGCTTGTACTAACGAATCTAACTGAAACGGTGTTTTTGCTGAAAATTCAACTAATCTTTTAAAAGCTTTACCGCCTTCATCAGCTGACCCGGTTAAGACATTTAAAGTTGTTCTAAGCTTCTCGAATTTAGCTGCTGACTTTAGAGCCACGCCACCCGCTAAAACAAGCGGAGCGGTCAGCTTAACGCTTAAACTCTTGCCAACCTTACTTACTTTGCTACCAAATTTTTTGATTTTAGTTCCGGCCGTTTTTAATCCGGCTTCCAATTTTTTGACGTCGGCGCCAAATACAATGATAACTTCTTCTTTTGCCATACAGATTAATTTTTACAAATTTACTAAATATTAATCAAGTGTAACCCATTTACGGTTCTCAAGCTTTTTCTTGAATTTTAAGTATTCTTCAACAGTAGATTTTGGCTTGCCGGTATCAAGTAAAGCGTCTTGTGGCAGTGGAAATAATTTTTCCGGTTTTAGCATTTGTGATCTTTTTTGACAGTTTACATTGTAAACCATTGTAGATAAATACCGGATCCGTTCCCATTCTAAATTTTGTTTTATCAAGTATGATTCGCCCATTAGATGATTTTCCTTCCAAGTATGGATCCAAAACCTATCTGGCGTAATGCCAACTTGACCAATATAAAAGTCAATCAGTGATTCCCAATCAAGCTGGCTGTTTACTTTCCCGGCTTTGTAGTTTTTTTAACATTTCTACTTAATCCAGCATTTAAATCATTGCCTAAAATTCTTGATTGCATCATAGTTTGTACAATGTTTTCTAGTTTTTCAGATGAAAAATCTTCTAACCACATACCAACTTTAAACTCATTGTAATCAATTTCGTTTCCTTCTTCTTGATCGTATGCTAATAAACCAGCATAAATTAAAGTTCTAATTGTGGAAAGTTTAATGCCTTCTGAAAAAACATCTGCAAGACCTTCGAGCGGTATGTTTAAAATGTCTGTAAAGTTTGACCAAAAATTCATTGAGAAATGTAGTGTACGTTGCTTACCACCCATTTCTACAGTGTAGTATCCTCTTTTCTTGTTTGCCATTATGTATAAAATTTAGGCACAGAATATCCCGTGCCTAGTTATTTAATTTTTATTGGTTTTCAGTTTTACTAATTGCGCCTGTAACAGTGATAGATCCACTAAACGACACTGGCGATTCCATTTCTGCGCTCATTTCAACTGAATTTAAAAATCCAGCTCCATTAAATACGTCGTCACCTGACTCAGCAGTACCAAATGACCAATATACTTTTGTTCTTGCTAATAAATAGTCAGCAGCTTCAATAGCATTGTTAGAATCGTCATAAGCAACAAGACCTTCAAATGATATTTCTCCAGTTCTTGTTCCAGCAATAACCTCATTGTAACCTGATGAATCTTTAGTTGTAGCATCTGGCAAATCAGCAGACAAGCTTAAACTTGCACTAGTTGTGTGCCCTACAACAACTTCACTTCCATCAGTTGAGTGAAATTTTAAAATTAAATTAGTTCCGTTAAATATTCCAGAAGTAGCCATGCGTTATTTTTTTTATAATTATTAATTTTAAACAAATATACAAATAAATAATTTATACACTTTCCCAGTTTTTAGCAATATCCTCCCAAAACTCAAATATGTTTTCCCAGTTTTTGTCGTTTCCGGCCGTTACAGTTCCAGTGAGAGTTATTTCAACGTTAAACTCGCTGATTGATTCGTTATCACCGACCTCGTCAACGCTTGTGATAAATCCTTCACCTCTACATATCAACTCGGGATCCGTAGTTTGTTTAAAATAAAAAACAACCTTAGATTTTCCAATTACATAATCAGAAAATTGATTAAAATTTAAAGAATCATTGTAACAAGTTAACCCGGCCGCAGACATATTACCACCTCTAACACAGGCAATAAATTCCTTCCAACCTAAACTGTCTTTTGTTGTAGCTTCTGGTAAATCTAATTCAAGCGCAAATGTAGTTTCAGTACTGTGACCAATTATGACATCGTCTTTTAATAATAAAAAACTTGACGAATTAATCACTGACATGATCTATGCTTCTTCTGGTATAATTTCGTATTCGCCAGATTCTAAATTAACTGAGATTTTTCCGTACTTTTCCTCAAGTTCTTTTTTAAGATCAGCTTGTTTTTTTTCAAGCTCATCAATTTTACCATTTAATAAATGTTTTTGTTCTGGTAATTTTTCTAATGCTCTTGTAACTTGACCTAACTGTAAAAAGTTATTTGTTAAGTTGTTTTGATTTTCTTGTAAATCTTTCAATTCTTTTTCCTCTAATTTGCTCATTTTTATTTATTTAATTAAATACAAATTTAGTGTTTTTTTTAACATGTACCACCACCAGTTATAGAACCATTTGAACCAACATAAATGTATTTACCAGTTGAATTGAAAAAAGAATCATATATAGCATAATAACCAGAGCTAACAACTGTTGTTCCAGTTGACGTGGTGTAAGCTGTATAAATTCCAGTCAAATTATCTGGGTATAAATTATTTCCATCAGTGTGATAATAAGGACCTACTGGTAAAGCGGCAGCACAAGCATTTTGATAATTTACTGAACTATATACATAATAAAAAGGTGTTCTTGTTAAATTTTGTTGATACCCTTTAAATTCTTCCATTCTTAATGGATTTTGCCCATCTGGTCGTTGATCTGCTGCGTTATTTAAATTTACAGCTGGATAGCTTCGACCAGAGCCACTTGAATTTCCACCAGTTAATCTTGACAAATCTGCTAAATAAATTGGTGGTGCTATTGATATGCTCGATTCATAACCAGAGCCAGTTCGTTCCCTAGCCACTTTTAACATTGACATTTCGCCAGATAATGGAACTCCAGCCATTTTTACTCAGTTGGATTATTATTCATTGGCTCACCCCATGGTGTATCTACTGGCTTAAAAATAGGTGTAATTTTATCTTTAATATTTAACTCTATTGATCTTTTAGCCATATCAATATTTTTCCAATTATCCTCAACCCATTTTATACATTCATCTTCAGTAACGCTATCAAAAGGTGTAAAACTTTCTGGGTTTGGATTCAAAAAATCTAATCTGTCAAAAAAGTTTGATTCAAAGCCACTTTCTATATCTTTTCCAATATAAGAAAATCCAACTCTAGTTATAACTTTGTCAAGATTATCTAATTTTGGTGCAATATCAATACCATCAATTCTGTAACTGTATTCTATATTCATAATTATTTATTTAATTTATCTACAAATTTAGTTAATTTATCTATTTGTTTTTGCTGATCTTTGATAGCTTCTATTAATAAACCAGTAATTTTACCATAATCAACACCATATCTATCATTTTCTTTGTCGTGTGTTACAACCTCTGGCAATACCTCTAAAATCTCTTGTGCAATAACACCAACTTTTCTTGATTTATCTTTACCCTCTTTTGGTGTGTAATAAACCCCTCTTAATTTATTTACCTTTTCAATAGCACTATCAACAGTAATAATATTTTCTTTTGCTCTTTTATCTGAGTAAGCAATAACATCTTGAGTTGAATATATCGAACCTGTTACATATAAAGAATAAGATGATGATGTTGTTGAATTGCCAATACCTAAACAAAGATTTGTTTTATGATAATAAAAATGCCACCCAGCAGTTGATGAATAATTACCACCATTACCGCTAGAATCAAACATATTTGCATTTGTGGCTGAATGATTATCATAAATTCCACTATAACCATTTCTGCTACCAGATGTTCTCCATGCACCATAAGTAGAACCCTCATTACCATAAAAATGACCACCGTTTGAATTTGTAAATAAACCTGTACCAGAAGCTAAATTAATCCAAGCTGGAAAATAAGCGTAACCATTACTTCCTTGATATTGCCATACATAATTTTGATTCCCAGAATATATATTAGTGTTACCACCTTGTGAATGTTTAAATGTCCAATAACCACCCGCATTTAACATGCCTTTATCAGAACCACTTGCATATAAGTACATTAAATTAGTACCGCTTGTATTAGTTAAATTTATACCACCATCACTAGCTGAACCACTTTGTATTTTTAAATAAGAACCATTTAAACCAGATATTCTTTGATTTGTATCTGTAAAACTAATTATACCCTTTAAGGATAAATCGCCGCCAGCAGTAATACTCGCACAATTACTGTTGCCAGCTCTTCTAAAAATCCAACCCCTAGATGTGTCACTATTCATAGTAAAGTAGGTTGCCCAACTACCATTTACTAATCCGTAACCACCGAATGTTGCTGTTTGCATAAACATCATACCATAAGTTGGCTCACCAGCAGAGGAGCCACCATAAAGCGAAATTCCTTTACCATCAGTACCATTTGAACCAGCTACACCAAAAGAATCAGCTGTTAATCCATTATATACTTGTGCATTACCACTTGTATAAAATCTCATTCTATAACCTTGTGAACTATCCCACATATTTAAAGTACCGCCATCATTCCACATTTCTTGTACAGCACCGCTATTTGCATTTAAAACAATACCAGAATGTGAGGAACCTTTTACCATTAAAAAGTTATTTACACCAGCAGAGGAAACAGGATCAGCACCAATACCAACACGATTTAAAGAGCCATGTATGTGCATTCTTACAGCATTATTTGTGTGAAATTCTAATGGAAGAGCATCTCTATTAACAAAATAAGAATAGTTTGTATCTAAACCTATAATTACACCTTGAGAATCTAAATTTTGATTAGATCTAGCAATTGATATATAAGCTTGACCGGTAGTTCCTTTTACACCTAAATTATAACCATAAGCAGCACCATAAGTAGAGGATGTTGCATTAACTAATAATTGTCCGCCAGTAGTTAATCTCATTACACTAGCTCCAGCAGCATACGAATACCAGTTTAAATTTCTACTTGTTTGGTTTACTATTTGCCAATCTAATGTCT